CGACGGCTGCTGACAGCCCACCATGTGGCGTTGAAGCGGCCCTTCTCGTCGTAACGATTATTCGTTACGTCGTTGACAACCATCGGACTGGTCATCAGACCAGTGCCGCCCTGAAGCGGAACCGTCACAACGAAGCCAGACTCTTGAAGAATCTGTTGCTCTTCGAATGTGAAACACTGGAAGCAGCTCTCCGGTTGAATGAGGCATCCCAGAACACCAAAGTTCGGTCCCTGAATGTTCATCTCCGGATGGTCGATAGTCGCACAGCACGAGTGCGCCGCGTATGCTGCTGCCTTCTGCCAACCTGCAATCGGGTCGGCGTAGCAATGAGCAATACGACTAACCTCGGCCGAATTGGTATCAGAAGCAAGAACCTGACCCAACGTACCGTAATTGTAGGTGTAGCCGTGACCGAAGCATTGGGGCTTCGAGCAGTCCCAAGCCGATGCGATATAAGCGATCATCGCATCCTGCCAATCATCGTTGGCATAAAGCATCGCGATGCAGCAGTAGCAGCACTCGCCCAGAATCGCCTGATAGTCCGGCACCACGAAATCGATATGGGTACCCTCAGTAACCAAGGCAACTTCCGCCTCGATGCCGACCGGAGCATAACCACGGCGCTGATGCCAATTGTAGATGATGTTGATGGCATTACCAACCGTGCCGGCGTTCTTCGCCGTCAGGGTAACAACACCGCCGGCTGCAACAGCTACGAAAGGCAGACCAGGAGTAGCGTTGAGATCAGTTGCCACATTGGTGGCAACTACATCCGCCGTATCGCCCTCGTACACCCGAGTCGAGGTGTTGTAGCGACCGTCGACCAAGAACAGATCTGCGCGCCCATCAGTGGTTGCCACACCAGTAAAGGTCACCGCATACGACGCTTTCTGATCGGCGCCAACGCTGGCATCCTTGTGCGGCAGAGCATAGAACTCCATCACACCTTCAGGACAGCACAGAAATGCTGTTCTGAGACCTTCTGCAATGATGCTGCCTTCGCCGAACAGCAGATCAACGTCTTTCAGAGACGGCATCTTGATCAGCTCGCCGTCTTCCGCTACACCGGTGTCAAGCATCTGGCCTTCGACCAAGATACGGCACCGATTGGGGTAAGCATTCAAAGAAGGATCAAAGCAAATCCGGATTGCACCGGACCGCAGACTGTCGATTGACATAAATCAATCTCCTTGTGAGTGAGTGTCCGGTACCGGACGGTTTACGCAGCAGGCTTCGGGGGAGTATAGGTCGGCGCAGCCGCTTTCGATTTCGGCTTCTCGTCGCCACCCTGGACGTCGAGGTCTCCCCATACCTTAACAAGCCGACGGATATATGGGGTATCGGGAACAGGAACAAACTTATCCTGAGGAATTACTTTCCCCTGGAAGAAGGCCTTGCGGCCTGGTTTGGTACGAACGTAAATCATGGCCATCGGGCTCTCCTATGGACAGGGATCTTCACACGGGACGGGATCGAAACATTCTGGCACACAGCATTCAGAAGCTGGAGCACAGAGATTAAACTGGATACCGTCTATTATCCAGTCTGGTGGAGAATTTACACAAGCCTTCCAATTGATAGAAGCTATGAAATTGAATGTCAATGTCACAGCTAGATGGTCTGCTTCTGTATTTAAGGTTCGATAAGCAATTCGAGCACTTCGTGGCGCCTGCCAAGTCGCCATATGTGTCAGAAGTTTATCACGAATCGCTTCGTAATTGTAATAACTCCAGAAAGGCGCCTCAGTTCCATTAGCACGTTTATATTTCTCAGGAGGTAACCAAAATTCAACTATAAAATGATCGACAATCTCAAATTGACTCTGTCTTGATTTATCGCTCTGATCACCAACACTACGAACAAAAGCAGTTACGACTAAAGGAAGAGTTGGAATATTCTCCTTCGTTACTGTGCTTTCAGAAACCGCCATTGCGCGGCCACCAAGCTCAGGAAACCATTCCGCGATTGCCATTGCAAGAGCAGGCAAGAGACGAGTCTCAACCTTAGGAAGCGAATCTCTAGGCGTAATAGCATCCATCAGCGAGACCATCCAACCCATTTAGATGAACGTCTCTTAGCAGCTTCGATACCCTCCTGCAGAGCATTATCCGACATCTTACGACGCTGCATTTTGCGCGTACCGTGGCGCAGATATCCTGAATATGGTCGATTGCTACTGATTTCTACGCTATCGTTTGTCACCCTTGTTCTAATAGATGCTCGCAACGCACCTGTTCGGACCGCAGGATACTGACCAGGCCTCGACGCGGGAGGATAACTTCCCATCTTTTTGAAAGCCTTTTCAGACTCTCTAGCTACCGCGTTAAGCCATCGTTTAAAGGCCCGCTTGTCATATTTAGCTTCGAATGGCGCCCATGCTTTGAAACTAATCTCGATCATAGAGTTACCTGCATACGTTCAGGATTGAGGTTACTCTCTGTCGGTTTAGCAAGCTCGCTGCTCTCTATTAGATGGCATTCGAGCATTACCGTTCCTCGTGGTTCATCAACAAAACCTAATACCTTATACCAACGAGGAGGACTCTTAAAAAATTCCTCATAGATCCAAGCCGCTGAACTGTAATCGATGCCTAGAGCAGATCGAACTCGAATTCGATGCGTTCCTCTTGTTGCTAACTCCTTGATTGCATAACCCATCTCTGACACAAACGAAGGCAGATGTTGCTGATGCTCGATCTTCGCTCTAGTCCACACCACAGCTTCGCGGCGCAGATCCATTCGATCCGAAGACACAACAACATCCTTCATTGTGCAGATTGCAACACGATGCTTAAATTCGCTGATCTTGACCCTAGCCATTTAGAATGCCTCGGGATCGAATTGACGCCAAGATTCCAACGCACCGCTAACTAGAGCAATGTTGTTGGTACCGATGATCGCTCCGCCACGGGCAGAAAGAGTGTTGCGCATGCTAAGAACTTCATCACCAGGATGCTCAACAACCCAGGCAATGAACTGAAGAATACCAAGTAGAACTCCAGCAGGAACCTGGGCGGCACAGGAGAATCCAGCTCGGTACATGATTCGGAGTCCATTTGTCGCCACCGCACACGGGTCGCAGCAATTGCTCATATCTGGGTTGTAGAAGAAACGTGATTGCATCCTCACTTTACGAGTATTCGGAGTAATGTGAATAGTCTCGGGATTACGATTATCTCCATAGACGTAGACTATTCCATCACTCGACGCATACTTGAGTTTAACGATATGATATTCATGCCCAGGCCGACGCTTCGGCATAGGAATAATCTCACTGAGTATCTTCTGTTTGTTAAGAGTAAGACCAGTATAGAATTCTGCAGCCTCAACAGCCGCCCTGCGATAAAGACGTAGTTGTTCATCAGTCACACCTGGGACATCATCTGTCTTGGTATGCTGACGAATAATATCCATACTCAGATACTGATCCCAATCGACGCCAGTCTCCTCACCCTCTCTGATAGGATCAATACGATCGGGAGTTGGGGTAAGAGTATAGGCGGAACTACTCAACATCAGCACTTACTCATTCGAATATCGAAGCAATCGATCTTGTCATAGCAGACACAGTCACAATCGATCGCGTTCATCTTCGAAGTAAGACGCCACACTTCGCATTGATCGGCGTTCGGCGCAACCTTGATTGCGACGTTAACAAAATAATGTTGGTAGTTAACAGTCCAGCTCTCGACGCTGACATGTGGTGTTTCTACCATATCCTCAGAATCGTAACTTCCGACACCGATCAGAACTTCGAAAGTTGAAGTTTTGTTGGTCTCGTCAGTAGCTGTGATATAGAAACGATCTGGACCGTTGTATCCACCTTGGGGAGTGTAGGTGAACGTTCCATCCGTATTGATAGAAACGACACCATGTTTTGGTCCATAGAACGGGACGGACTTAAAAGTCAACGTACCTCCGTCTGGATCCACAATCTTGGTATTGAAATCTTCATTCAGTGGCGGCGATGGAATATCGAACGCCACATTGGCTCCGTCAACCTTTACAGGCGCGCCGGAAATAATACCGCACGCGGCCATCTGTTCCAGAGAAAATTGAGGCTCGCAATGTAGCCGACCGATAGGAACTGCCCATGGGGCATAATTGATCGTAAGCCGTGAGGTTGTTCCTGGCCTCAGAGCAACCTGCTCACAGCAGCAGACCTGACACGAATCGCGAATAGCGTCGTCTACGTTAAACTGGAGCATGGGATTCACCTCTGAAGTAGAAGGGGTCCCCTCCCTACTCATACTTTGGGGGGCGGGAGTAG